CTTAAAACTCCAACACTATATGATTTTTGTGAGGCTTCTATTGCTTTTGCAAATCCTGGTCCATAAATTAATGATTTTGCTGCTACTTGTTCTAATTGCTGCCCACTTTTTCCTATTGCCTGTAAAGGACTAGGGTTTATTCCTTTTTCTATTAATTTTTCTGCTGCTGGGCTTGGGGAAAGGTATTTTCCTACTGCTCCTAAAGTTCCACTTAGAATTGCTGGAATAATTGCACCGCTTGCTCTCTCTTTTATAGCTTCATTTAAAGGGATTTCTGGGTTATTTTGACCAGGTTCACCTCTGCTAAATCCATAAACTCCCCCTAAACCTGCACTTCTAAGTATAGTAGTTACAATATTTTTACCTATGCCAAGCGTTCCTGTTAACATGTTTCCTAAAATTTCATTACTAATAGCTGCTTTTGGATTTTCTGATTTAAATTTTTTTATTTGATCTCTAATACTTGTTAAAATTTCTGCTTTAGGTTTACTGCTAAAAACACTTCTAACATTTGCTTCTATTTCATCTGCTAACGCCATAGTTGTTCCTTGCATTGTACTTCTAAAATCACCTTTTGCTCTTTCTCCACTAAAATCAATATTAAAATCTTGATTTGCAAATCCTCCAAACAAATTAGGAATAGGTATATTTACTCCAATTTTTCCTTTATCCCAATCAAAATAAGGTCCTATTTTTGAACCAGTTTCTACTGCTACTGTAGCATTATTTTGTGCTTTGTTTGATAGCCACGCCATTTAATTATCCTTTTTTACCATACGCCTAATTGTTTTAATCTTTGTTCTATTGCGTTTAATTGTCTAGAGTTAAAATATCCTATAAAATCTTCTTTTTTTGCATTAACACCTATGTGATTAGCAACTCTAAAAAATTCTTTATACAAATCGTCATTTTTAGTCATTTGTTTTATTGATCCACTTGTCCAAGTTGGGTGCTGTGAAGGCTCAAAAAATGATTTGTATTCTACAAAATCCCATTTAATAGGAGAAAATACTTCGCCTCTTTTAGCACCAAATGATGTTCTTTGTTTTTCATAATGGTCTAATTCTGATCTATAAATAGCTTGTTTTTCATCCATAATTCTTTTTAAAGTTCTTTTAAATGCTTGTATACTTTGTTTAGAATCAGGATCGCCACCTAATGCTTCTTTTAATCTTAGAAAATCAAATTCTGTCATTACGCCAGGACCTAGAATATCTAGTCTACTTTGCCCTCCTATACTAGACAATAGCCCTGAAGAAACTGCTTGTGCTACATTTGGGTCATCTAAATTTAGATTAGGATAAAACACAGTTTTATACCAAGTTTCTATTTTATCTATAGTTCTTTTTATACCCACATCACTATCATCAATAGTGTTTGTGTAATTAGCTAAAGCGTTTATACTAATTCCTCGTGTTACTAATTCTTTTCTTAATTCATTTAATTTATTTGCATTTAAATAACCTCCTTTAGAAAATTCTGAAACAGACCCTGTTGTAGATTCTACTAAAGAATTATATAAAATATTCCAATTTTTATTGTCACGATTAACCATATCTCCTGCTTTAAATGAAACAATTTTTTCTGTTCCATTTTCATTAATAGGTATGTCTATATCGTTTCCTATACTAATACTTTCAGTAAAACCTCCTAGACCATCTGTAGATGACAATAACCTCCCAATAATAACTCCTGGATCACTTGCATGTATTAAAATTTTTGGAGTAAATCCTCTATCCCCTGTTAATTTTTTTTCTGTTGCATCTTGAGTTTGAGATATATCAAGCAACACTTGTGGAGTGTTACTTCCTTCTGTTCTAAATGTATCTCCTGGTGATAAATTTTTTACTACGCCATCAGTATCTGTATAAGATACTGTTTCTTTTCCATTATAAATAAAATGTCTAGGTTTATTTTCTGAATCTTGTTTTGTTGTCATTTTTATATATTGATGCCCTGGGGGTAAAGGGACATACTCATTTTTATTAGGATTGTATATTGTAGCTATTTTTTTTTTATTTCCATTTGTATCCAGTATAATTTTTTCTGATATTCTTCCTTCTATATTTAAACCTTCGTCATTAAAAATAGTTGCTGGAAAAGACGCCTCAAAAGTTTCTTTACTTTTAGTATTATTTTTTACATTTTGTTGATATATATTATATTCTAATGGGTCATATCCTGCTAATTGGGCTAATTCTGTTACGTTACTAGCTGTAACTTCTGGAATATCACCCCTTATATTTCTATCCCACCAGTCAGGGTCTTTTTTTGAACCTTTTACAGTTATTCCTTGTACTGTTTCTTGTGGGTATAATTGTTTTCTTTCTGGTTCTGCATAAGGAGTTATATTTTGCTGTGTTGCAAATTCTTCAGTTATTTCTGGTTGGCTATACGCTGCTCCTGTTGTTTCAAATTCTGATTTTGGTCCTTCTACCATAGCAACATCTACTTTTCCTGGGGGTTGAACACCTGATGCTAAAACTCCTTCTGGGTATTGCTCTTTTAACATTCTAGCGTCAAATGCTGCTTTATCTACGTCTTGTGGTATGCCTTGATACACAGGAGCTAATTCTTGTGTATAAGTTCCTTGTGCGTCTGTGAATTTTCCTGCACCTTCAAATTCTGTAGGCAATGGTTCAGAGTATTCTTGAGAATCTCTTAGTAAAGCAACTTGAGCAGCATTAGATTGTTTTATTCTATTTGCAGCCCTTCTATCAGAAGCTCCTGCTAATACACCACTTAGTATTTTAGCTGTCATAGTTCCTACTGGGAATTGTCCTCCGTTGCCCATAGCTTCTCTTGTAAAATCATTTGCTCCAATACTTCCGCCCATTTCTCGTAAATATTGAGCCATTTGTTTATCATATTCTGTTAAATAGGATTGTTGTCTGACTGGTGCTCTAGTTACTGCCATTAGATTCTTTCCATATTTACATCAAGTTTACTGTAATCTACCAGTAAATGACCAAAGATATTAGATAATACAGCTTGTGGTTTAATTTTCTGTACTTCTTGAGCAATTACACCTCTAAAGCGTTCTGGACTCCATAAGTAGTTCCACTCATAAACATTAAACCCTGATGGAGATTGTCCTACTTTAACTATGTTTTCTTTTAATGTTTTATCTGATGCTGCTGCCCCTCCTGCTATGTTACCTATCATATTCATTCTAGCACCATATCCTTGCATATCTGTTGCGTATCTATTAGCACTATCCGATCCTGAAGCTTGTGCTGCTGCAAATATTGGAGGTGGTGCAACACTTACTCCTGGAACACTTAACCCAGTTGTTGCAGTTCCTAATCCAGCAGAGCCAATACTTGGTGAACCAGTTAATGTTGCTAGTTCTTCCATTGGTAAACGTCTTTCTAATAATGTGTCTGCCATTGCTTGAGCTCTTGCTTCGTTTTGCATACCTCTCATTGCTCCAGCTTCTGCTAATTGTGATTGACGCATAGATTGTGCTTCGCCAGCTAATCCTTGTCGCATACGTTGACCTTCGCCTATAGAAGATTGAGCTAATCCTTGTAATTGATCGTTTTGTTGTAATCCTAATTGTGCCATAGAATTATTGTAAGCATCAGAGCCTACTGGTAATCCTGAATTAATAAGTTGTGTGTGAAGTTGTGTTTTTGCCATATCCATAGATGGTTGTAATCGGCTTATCCCTCTGTTGTAATACGCATCTTCACTTCTTTTTGCATAATCATTAAGGTTAGAAGTTGTAGCTAAAGGTGTAAAACCTGTCCTATCTACAGCACCTTGAAAAGTAGGTAAAGCTGATGCAGAAAATTGTCCTTGAGGTAATTCTCCTAGTCTTTGACCTGCTACATCTAAATATTGCTCTCCTATTGCCGCCTGTTTAACTCTTTGCCTTTCGTATTCAGGCGTTAAACTGTAATTCATAGAAAATCTATCATTACCTAAATCTGCAACTGTAGTTTGATCATAAGGACTAAAAACATCAGGTCTATTCATACGACCTTCTACTCTAGCTGTTTCTACATTAGCTGCACCTTGTGCTGTAGCTGCCCCTGTATAATCTGGAGCTGCTGGTGCTTTTGGAGCACTAAAAAAATCCCTTATAAAACTCATGCTATTTCCTTTCGCAATAATACTGCTTTTTTGTTATATCCGTCTAAAACTTTTTCCCAACCTTTGCGACCTAAAATATCAATATATTTATAATTACGCTTTTTTGCATATTTTTCAATTTTTTTCGTAATTTCTTTTATAGTAATTAAATTACCTCCACCAACACCTATACGTAATACTTGCCCATGATGTGCTGTAATTATTGCACTATTATCTTTTTTAAACAGTTGGTATTCTTTACTTTCAATCATTTTTTCTAGTTGCTCTCTTGTTACTTCATAAGTTGATTCTATAGCAGGTTCTAACACTTTCCATACTTTATCTGTAATAAACATTATAAACCACGCCCTCTTTCAAATAAAACGTCTGTAGCGTGCCATATTACAGTTTGGGCTTTAGTACTTGTTCTTATACGTATTGCTGCGTTCCACCCTATATCTGAAACACTTCTCCACACACTTTGCGTTTGTGTAGTTCCTCCCCATGCAGCTACGTCCCAAGTTGCAACGTCCCATTCAGAACCAGTTGTTGTTGCAGCACTTGGTGTATACACACTTGTACCATCATTAAAATCTACATCAAAACCGATACTTACTGGCAAGTCAGCATTACTACCCATAACAGGTCTTATTGCTGTAAATCTTTTTGGTGAACCTCTACCACCATAATAAATAAATGCTGTTTTAGCATCTCCTTGTATGGCTGCTGTGTTATCACTATCTCCACTATCGGCTTTAAAGACTTTAGTATTTTCACCAAAATACAACTCTCCGTTTAATAATTCCCAACAATAAGCATTTTGTCCTGTAAATTTTCCCCATGCACCTGTACTAACATTAACTACATATTGGTCAAAATTTCCTACTGTAGATGTAGGCACATTAAATAAACCATACTGCCCTTTAGGATAAATAATTCCTTGCCAGCCAAAAGTACCAGCAAAATTATTAACAGAATCTAGTATACTACCACTAATTTTATCCGATATAGCTTTTGCTGGAGCATTTTCTCCAGTAACTAATGTTTGTGATAAAGGCATAAAACCTTGTTCAGATATAAGAATAAGATCAGAATTTATGTTAATAAAACATCTTTTACCAATAGGTCTAGCAAGTTTAAATGTTCCTACTAAAGCCCATTTTGCAGCATCTGCTGGGTCAGAGCCAGTATAAATTACAGCTTCTCCATGATTACTTAAAAATACTATATAATCATCAGGACCAGAGCCACCATCTCTTGTCCATGTTCCTATTGATTGAATAACTCCACCCATGTTAAATACACTACCTAAATTAAATGTTGCTACTGTTCCTGCAACACTATTAATAGGCAAGTAACCAAAACTTATTGAATTATTTAAACAAAAGAATAATCTTTCTTTAAATACTGTAACATTATTAATTGTACTTGATGTTACTCCTCCTATTGTAGGTGTAGCCCAAGAACTTCCATTAAAATGTCTAGGTGCGTCTGCTCCATTGCAAATCCACAAGAAAGAACCACCTGAAGTTGTAAAATTAACGTGTTGAAATTGAGCATTGTTTAATGAAGTAACCGCTGGTGATCCTACTCCTCCTGCACTTGTAACTTCGTAAATAGCCGAACCACTTGCTGCAAACATTTTATTTGTAGAACCTGCTGAATGTGCCATTAATGATTGTACTGTACTAGGCAATCCTGTTGCATGGCTTGTATAACCATTCCTTAGCGATACATCTGTACTGCCTGGAAAAAAGTTATCTAAACGTATTGCGTCAGATTGTTCCATCATATCAGGTGCATCTCTAGTATTTAGACCACCGATAGGTGCTGGAACTGTTGTACTTTCACCTGTTGGTTGAAATGCCATTAATTATTAAACCCTCTTTTTAAATTAAATAAAACTTCATTTTCATCTTCATCTTCGTTTTCTGTACGCCTTAAAAGAGCATCAACTACCCAATTTTTAGATATAGGAACAGTTCCTTTAACACTAATATTTTTTTTTCCATCAAAATTAGTGCCTCCTCTTAGACTTAAATTTTCATTAGGACTATATTCTCCTTCAAGATATTCGGTTCCATCAAAACCTGTATCGTAATTAATATTTAACTTATCTGTATTATATCCAACACTAGCATGTTGAACATCTTCAAAGTTAGTATAACCAGTAGCGTTCCATTTTCCGTCTGGGGAACGATATAAAATTTCCCCATTTTTATTTTTAGCAAAATTAGTATTTAAATTCATCTCTATATTACCAAGAGGAGTGTTAGCTTGACCAGAAAAATTTGCTCTTTGTTCCTTGTTATGATCTGTTGATCCTCCAATATTAAAGTTTGAATTTATTAGTTGTATTCCTGTTGCTTCATCTCCACCTTTACGAAGCTCATGTGTTAAATACGCTTTTAAATTGTCATCAAGCTCTAATTCTTTTTCTAAAATTGCAGAAGCGTCATCATTTACAAGTAAGTTTTGGCTTCCTGCTTCGCCACGAATATAACCTTCGTCAGGGTTTATAGCTAAAGTAATAGGCATATCACTACCTTCTCTAAACTTAATAGACTGTTCTTTCTTTAATTCTTCAGCCAATCTTTTTTCTTTTTCTTTGTTCATTTACCCTCTATTCCTTAAATATTGTGCTAATCTTGCCATTTCTTCTTCTTCTTCTGTATTAGCATTTAATTGTAATCTTTGCCTTTTTCCATAAGTTTCTACTGGAGAACCTCCTACTTTTCCTACCTCTGTTCTTTTTTGTGGTTCACCATAATTCATTCTTATTTTTGCTGGCATATTCATAGTATACTCTGAAGCAACAAAAGGCTCATGTTCTGGTTCATTTGACCTA